GATAGAGGTAAGATTACAAAGACTGAAGTTCTTAATCCAGAAAGCTTTCCTGAGAAACCTCAATTGAAATCATACGAGAAAGCAAGAGGTTACTTACGTAAGATTCATCATAAGAATTTAGGAAAGGCTCTATTTAAAAACAACGCAAGAAATGTTGTAGATTTAGAGTGTAGACGTATTGGTAAATCGTATTATGCAGGAATAGGAATGATTGCACATAACTTTTTATTTGATGGAGCTACAGACTATGACGTATTTATGGAGTCTAAAAAGAGTGGATTGCTATTGTCTAGTGAAACTCTTGTAGGAGCTATTGATGCAAAGTATACTAAAGATTTACTAAGTAAGGTTCAACTAGGGTTAGATAACTTACCTGGAGAACAAATGGTAAATGGAGTATTACACCCCAGTCCATTGAGTAAATCATACAGAGGCTCATTTGCACCTAGTAAGTATGTAGAGGCTGCAATAGAAATAAAGATGCAAGGTGGTTGGAAAACAGTAGGTTCTCGTTCTAAAATACACAATCGTAGTTTTGCTGATAATCCACTTGCAGGTAATGGTACAGGGCCTAACCTTACAGTAATAGAGGAGTATGGATTCATGAACAATCTTATAGACAGTTTAGGTGCATTGAAAGATGCTTCTTATGAAGGAGCTGATAAGTTTGGAGTTATATGGATGACTGGTACTGGAGGTGAAGGAGATTCAGCTTCTATCAGTGATGCTAAAGAAGTATTTTATGATCCTCAGCAATATGACTGTTTATGCTTTGAAGACATCTGGGAAGAGTCTGGTGATATAGGTTACTTTGTACCTTATCAAATGAGACTAGATGAATATAGAGATAGTGAAGGAGTCATTGATCAAGATAAGGCAATGGTTGACATTCTGATTAAGCGAGAGAAGTTAAAGAAAGGTAAGTCTAAGAAAGCATTACTATCTGAGTCTCAAAATAATCCTATTAGTCCAAGTGAAGCATTTGCAATAGATGATACTAATATATTCCCTGTTGCTGAATTGAAAGATCAAAGGAATTGGTTAAGATCTGCTAGTGAAACAGATAGCATATTAAAAGGACAGTGTGGAGAGTTAGTATGGGAAGCAGGTACAGAAGCTCTTAGTTTAAAATGGAAACCTGATTTAAAAGGAAAGCTAACTCCAACTAGTTATCCTGTAAAACAGAAGGATGATAATAGAGGATGTATACAGATATGGGAACATCCACAGAAAGTAGGAGGAGGAATACCTTATGGTCTTTACATAGCTGGAACTGACCCTTATGATCAAGATCAAGCTGGAAGTTCAGCTTCACTGGGTTCTACATTTATATTTAAAACTTTCCATACAGATGAAGGAATTTATGAATGGCCTGTAGCTGAGTATACAGCAAGACCTGACACTGCTAAAGAACATCATGAGAATATACGTAAGTTATTATTGTATTATAACGCCAAAGACTTGTATGAAAATGAAAGAAATACATTAAAGATGCACTTTGAGCATAAAAATTCATTATATTTGCTATCTAAAACACCTACTATTTTAAAGGCAACGGAAAACTCTAAAGTACAACGTCAATACGGAATACATATGACTAAGCAAATTAAAAGTGAATTAGAAATATATACTAGAGACTGGTTACTAGAAGAAAGAGGAGATGGTAAGTTAAATTTACATATGATATATAGTCCTGGTTTGTTAGAAGAATTAATCAGGTATAATGATACAGGAAACTTTGATAGAGTAATAAGCTTTATGTTAACAATATTGCATAGGTTACAGAATCATAAATTAAAAGTTAAAGAAGTTAAAAAAGATAACAGTACTACAGACTCTTTCTTGAAAAGAGCATTTAGCGGTAAATTCTATGGATAGTCAATATTATAATACTCAATTAAACGGGTCACTCCCTAGACAGAAGATAAGTTCTAATCTTAAAACAAAGTCTTGGAAAGAACAATGTGTAGAAGCTATATCTAACATGGGTAGAGATTTACTATCTAATGGTAGAACTTCTAAAGAGATTAAGCAGATAAATTATGATTTAGTTAATTCTATATTCAAAGAAGAAGACTTTAACCATGTTTTAAATCCTTATGGAGTAGAGCAAAAAATAGGAGAACAACCTGCTCAATTACATGATTACAATATTATATCAAATAAGATAAATCTCTTGAAAGGAGAAGAAATGAGCCGACCTTTTAACTGGACAGTAATGTCTGTTAATGGTCAGGCAGTTTCTGAAAAAGAACGTCAAAAGAAAGACATGCTATTGTATTTAACTAAGGTTGAATTAGCAAAAGCATTAGGAGTTGATATGGAAATAGAACCTCCTGAAGGAGAGGAACTACCTCAATCACTTAAAGAAGTAGATGAATATGTTAAATATAATCTAACTGATATAAGAGAAGAATGGGCTTCTGATATACTTACTTATTTAAAAGAAAGAGAGAACTTACAACTTAAGTTTAATCAAGGATGGGAGCATAGTATTATATCAACAGAAGAAATATACTATGTAGGGGTGTCTAATGAAGAACCTAAGTTAAGAGTAGTTAATCCTATAAATTGTGACTTTGATAGAAATCCAGACAATCCTAATATAGAAGATGGAGATTGGTTTAAAGAAGAAAGATGGATGACATCAGGTCAAATCTTAGATGAATATGGAGAGTTCTTATCAGATGCTCAAGTAAAGAAGTTAGATGAAGGAGGACTTAATAGAGGACTTACTGGTCAAACGTTCCCTGGATTTGCATATACACTTGATGACTTAGACAAGAGAAGAGACAGATCTGACACTACTCATTTTCTAGTAACTCAAGTTGTATGGAAGAGTATGAAGAAAATAGGGTTTGTTTCTTACCCTGATGAGAACGGAGAATATCAAGAAGGAATTGTAGATGAATCATTTAAGTTAGATGATGAAATGAAAGCTTTAGGTTATGAGCTTGAGTGGAGATGGATTCCTGAGATATGGAAAGGTACTAAGATAGCAGATGAATATTATGTTGACATAACTCCTTTACCTAATCAATACAGAAATATGGATAATCCTGCAGAGGTTAAATTACCTTACATTGGATTAGTTTATAATTCAACTAACAGTGTACCTACAGGAATAGTAGATTTACTTAAACCTTATCAGTATTTATACAATGTTATTTGGTACCGCATGGAAACTGAAATAGCAAAAGCTAAAGGTAAGAAGATGGTAATGGATTTAGCACAGATACCTAAGTCTGAAGGAATAGATTTAGATAAATGGATGTACTTATTCGATAATACAGGTATAGCATTTGTCAATTCAATGGAAGAAGGTTCTGAAAGATTTGCAGGACAAGTATCATCATTTAATCAGTTTACTCAAATTGATATGACTCTGTCTCAAGCAATGGGGCAGTACATAAGCATACTAGCTAAAATAGAACAAACTGCAGATAAGATAATAGGAATTACTCCGCAAAGAGAAGGTAATGTAGCACAACATGAAACAGTAGGAGGAGTTGAAAGATCTATTACTCAATCTAGTTATGTAACTGAGCCTTGGTTCTATATGCATAATGAAGTTAAAAAGAAAGTATTGACTCATTTATTAGAAATGGCCAAGTTTGCATATCCTGATTCTAAGAAGATTCATTACATAATGGATGATGTTCAAAGAATCAATATTACTGTTGACATGGAGAAGTTCTCTGATTCAGAGTATGGAGTATTTGTAACTAACTCTGGTAAAGAAGCTGCTACGTTCCAAAAGCTAGAAGGCTTAGCTCAACAAGCATTATCATCTGGAGCTGCGTCTCTTTCTGATATTGTAAGTGTATATAAAGCTACAAGTGTTGCTGAGTTGTCTAATATTATTAAGACTTCTGAAGATCAGAAAAATGCTAGAGAGCAACAACAACAACAGCAACAACAAGAGATGCAACAGCAACAAATACAAGCTCAACAACAATCTGAACAAGCTAAGCAAATGTTTGAAGCTGAACAGAATCAACTTGACAGAGATACTGATATTAGAAAAGCAGTTATTGGGTCTATGGGATTCGATCAAGATATTCAAGACAATGGAGTTAATGATATGGTTGAATATGGTAAACTATCATTAGCTGAAATGGAAGCTAGGAGAAAGAGTGAGAATGAGAAATCTAAAATAGAGAATGATAAAAGAAAAATAGAATCAGAGTCTGAATCAAAAGAAAAAGATAGAACTCTTAAGAGAGAAGAAATAGCATCTAAAGAGCGTATTGAGAAACTTAAAGCAAGAACTGCTTTAAAGAACAAAGTAAGTGGAGAGAAATAACATGAAGTAACTTAATAAATAATATGTACGGAAAGAAAATAAAAGCAAAAAACGGAATAAAGGCAATGGATTTGTTAAGCACTCCAATAGATTTAATAAATACTTATAAAGGTGCAAAAGGAGATAAGACTATTCCTAATGTATTAGGAGCTGCAGGTAGTATTGCTACTAAAGTTAAAGGTGGAATTGATAAGTATAAAGCAGGTAGAGCTAAGAAGAAACCTATGAGTACACCTGCTCCACTTATGACAGGTGGAGATACAACTCAAACAGTAGGTGCTGGTTTAGGAACTTCCAGTAGAAGTCCATTAAAGATTGATGGTGCTGGAATGAATTGGGCTAAAGGAAGTGTTCCTGCATTAAAATACGGAGGTAAGAGAAAATCTAAAGGTAAGAAAAAGCTCGGGTGTAAGTAGAACTTTATAATGAAGTAAGGTAAGTAATAGTAAGTTAAACTAATTAATTTTAAATTTGTAATATGAGTGGGGAAGAAACAGAACAAACAGGAACTAATTTGTGGGATATAGATCTCAGCAAATATGAAGCAGAAGAAGTCGAAGAGACTGTTAAGGAGATACCAGAAGGATCTAGTTCAGAATCTGAAGTAGTAAATCAAGAAGAGGAAACTCCTGAAGAGACAGTTGAAGAGACAGTTGAAGAAGTTGCAGAGGATATCGTAGAAGACGAATCTGAAATAGGTGACATTATGCAAGCATTGGTATCTGATGATGTATTAGATATTGGAGAAGATGAAGATAGAGAAGTTGAATTTTCTAAAGAAGGTTTAAAAGAATTGATTGAGGAAACAGTAGCTAAAAAAAGTGAATCTGCAATTAGTACATTTAAAGAAGAATTAGGAGATGACGCTAAAGGGTTACTTGAAGTCCTTGAGAAAGGAGGAACTGTTGATGATTATATTAACATGTCTAATCAAGTTGACTTTAATCAAGTGTCCTTAGATGATGGAAAAGGAAATCAACTTGTTCAAAATCAAAAGTATTTAGTTGAAGATTGGATGAAAGTTCAAGGTTACACTAAAGACGAAATAGAAGATAGTATTGGAGATTATGCTGATTCTGGGATATTGAGAAAACAAGCTAGTATAGCTAAGAAGAAATTAGCAGCTTGGCAAGAAGAAGAGAATAAAGGATTGCTTGAACAGAAACAGCAAAGTCAAAAAGAAGAAGAGGCTCAGAAAGTAGCTGAGGCTGAAGAATTTGAAAAAGCTGTTACGAGTACAAGAGAAATAGCAGGGTTTGCAATTTCTGAATCAAAGGCTAAGAAGTTACATGACTTTATCACTAAGGTTGATAAAGAAGGCGCTTCTGAATTTGCAAAAGCTGATACTCCTGAGAACAGGTTATTATATGCTTATTTTGCAATGGAAGGATTTGATAAAGAAAAGTTGTCAAAAGAGATTAAGACAACACAAGCAAAAACACTAAGGAGAAAACTATCTAGATCAGTAGATGGTAATGTATCTCCAAAGAAAACAGGAAGCAAGAAGGCAAGTGAGTCTTCAACTTTAAATATAAATTGGTTATAAAAATTAAAATGTAAATTAAATTATGGCAAGTACTACGAAAGTTAATGGGTTACAGGTGTATCCTTCCAAAGACTTCAGCGGTTTAACTGAGACTAATCATCTATCAAACGCTTATTTAACTGAACCTGAAAAAGTAGGTTCTGTTTTAGCATATGCTTTTGGTATGCAAGACGGTAATGTTATATCAATGTTGACAGGTGGATTAGGAAATACACTGTATGTTACAAATAGAGAATATGAGTGGGATTTACACTCACAATCTGAAAGAGCTATTGAAGTTCAAACTGATTCAGCCGGAGGAAATTTAACTCCAGGATATGCATCGCAACCTTTCCAGTTAATCTTAGCTGAAAAATGGTTTGACTCAACTGATAACTTATTAGCAGATGACGGTGTTACTCAAGTTCACGTTCTTACTGAGCCTGTTCAAGTAGGGTCAGGATGGTCTTATACTGTTCAATTAACATCTCCTTCAAGTGAAGATTTCTGTGATCCTGAATATCTTAAGCCTGGAGCTAGATGGTCTAAAGACTGGAGTTCAGTTGAAGAATACTCTATCAAAGGTGGAGGTCACGGATATACAACTCCGTTCAAATTACGAAATCAATTGTCTACATTACGTAAGACTTATAAATGTTCTCGTGAAGCAGCATTGTCTGTAATGGTTGTTGAATTGTTTGATCCTGCAGATCCTAGTAAAAGCACTAAAATGTGGACTAAAGTATCTGAGTGGACAGCAATGGCTAAGTGGCACAGAGAGCTTGACAGATCAATGATCTATTCTAACTACAACAAAGCACAAGATGGAACTGTTACTCTACAAGGAGAAAACAAACGTCCTATCTATCACGGTGCAGGTATGAGAGAGCAAATTGCTCCTTCTAACAAACGTTACTACACTAAGTTAACTTATGAGATCTTAGATGAGTTCTTATTAGATTTATCTTACTGTGCAAACAAATGGGGTGGAGATCACAAGTTTGTTGCATTGACTGGTAAGATGGGAATGAGAGAGTTTGACAGAGCAATGAAAGAGTACAATAAAGGTAATAACATTACTATTACTGACAGTGGTACATTCATTACTGGTAAAGGTTCTGAGTTAGCTGTTGATGGATACTTCAAAACTGTTAATTTCATGAACGGTATTGAGTTAACTCTTAAAGAGTTTGAGCCGTATGATGATATTAATAGAAACAGAACTAAGCATCCTATTACAGGTAAGCCTCTAGAGTCTTATAGATTCACTATCTTAAACTTTGGTAGAAAGAACGGTAAGTCTAACATTCGTAAAGTAGCAATGAAAGATTCAGAAAACTCATCATGGCACGTATGTGGTTCTACTGATCCTTATGGAGGAGTAGCTAAAGGTGTAAATGTAATGAGATCAAGTGGTATCGATGGTTATGAAGTTCACTTCTTAAGTCAGTGTGGTATTATGGTTGAGGATCCTACATCATGTGGAGAGTTAATTTTAAGAGTATGTTAATATAAATATTAAATAACCCCGGGAAACCGGGGATATTTTTTGTTTCTTTGTATAAATTAAAAAGGGGAAAAATGGCAACAAGAATTAAAAAGGTAGATAGGTCAATAACTTGGGGAGCGAAAGATCCTAAAACAAACAAGATATTACCTTCTTATGATAACTGTAAAGATTATTGGGTTCCAGGACTTAATAAGGAGACAGGTATATTAAATACAGGATTAACAATTAAAGATAGAAAGTATTTTGAAGAACAGTTAGAATATGAAGAAGGTACATTATCAGCATCGTCTAGTTACTGGTCTACATTTAAAATAGAGATTCCTAGAGAAGGTTTAATATTACGAGATGGTAATATTAAAGATGAGCTTAAAAAGAAAGTATTACTTGCAGATAATAATATAGCAAAATCTTTAATTGATTTAAAGACTAAAGCAAAAGCTAATTACGTAATTACTAGTGATTCAGCAGAAGCTAAAACTTCTAACATTGTTAGAAACAATAAAGCTAAAGCTTATGCTACATTCTACAAACTTAGTCAATCTGAAATAGTAGATGCTTTATTCTTATATGGTAAAGATCCTAGTTCATTAGATTCTGAAATAGCTCAAGATAGATTGGGAGATATGTTAGAAAAGAATCCTAATAAGTTTATAACTATTGTAGGAGATAAGTTATTTAAAGATAAAGTTTACTTTATGAAACTTATTAAAGAAGGAGTTGTTACAAAACATGGTACAGGAATAGGGACTAATATGCCTTTGTACTTTGAAGATATAATGTTAGGTACTGGATTAGAAGAATCTATAGCCTTCATTAAAAGTAAAGAAAATCAGAAAATTGCTTTAGGTATTAAAGCAGCTTACGAAAATAGATAATGACAGTAGAACAGTTACACTTAGAATTTAAAGTATTTTTTGACAAAGTAGATAGTTCATCTTTCCCTGAGTTCTTAGATGGAGAGATAGACATTTACTTAAACGAAGGGCAAGAAAGAGTTATTAAGCAGAGATATGGAAAGAATAACATTTACCAAAAAGCCTTCGAGGAGTCACAAAAAAGAACTGATGATTTAAAGAATCTAGTAAAGACTAAGTTTGTAACTGTTACAGCTGAATTACCTTATACTTCTGTAGGTATGAATATTTATAGAGCTGATATTAATTCATTGTATGATGATGTTAATTTAACAATTCCATCTGGGGATAAATATCAGTTTTATTTAAAAAGCTTAGCCAACACATGTAGTGGATCATGTTGTGGATGGGAGAAAGTAAAGTTAGTACAACAAGATGATATTAGTATTGTATTACTTGATCCTTTCAACAAGCCTAAGAAGGGTAGAACAGTTATCTTCTTTGAAGATGGCAATATATTTGTATGGGCAGGTGATGATACAGTTTCAGGATTTCAGTTAACGTTTTTAAAACGAGCTAATCAAATCAATATTGGAACGTATGGTCAAGATAAAACAGAATGTGAATTAAGTGAACACTTACATAAAGAAATATTACAAGAGTCTATAAATATAGCAATAGAGAATGTCGGGTCACCTAGAGTTCAAACTCAAGGGCCTATTAATGTTAAAACAACTGAGTAAATTTGTATAACCGATAAATTAGAAAAAATGTCTAATTACAACAATGTGAACCGAGTACTAGTCGGAGATGGTCTAAACAGTGGAGCAGTAGCTACCCTACCATTAATTAAAAAAGGAGACTTAATTGTCTTAGATGAAAAAGGAAATGTAGTTGCTACTAATACAGCAGCAGCAGATCTTCCTAAATTTGAAAAAGTTAAAATAGCGTTAGGTGTAGCTGACGGTAAAGCAATCTTGTCTTCCCCAATTCAAGGAAACACTGTATCCGCATTTGAAGGAGTTGCATTTCGTGCTCCTGCGGAACAGGTGACTTATGTAGGGTATAACGGGACTGCTAATACTGGAATTACA